AGTAAGCTTGAATAGTGGTAGATGCGACAGGGCTGGGATAAGTAACATTAAGTAAGTATGTTCCTGCATAATTTACATTGCCTCCTGCGCCTGTTAAACTTTCTAAAATTTTAGTGCCGTCAGTAATACCTGTGCCACTTAAAGTTTGACCTTGAGCTACTGCACCTGACAATATGCCTGTAACGGTTAAAACGTTACCTGTAATTGATCCTGTAAACTGTGCGCCAATAAAATTAGACGATGCGTGATAAGGCCCAATTGTATATTGAACTTGTCCTGCAACAACAGGCCATATAATTTCAGTTACGTTAAAGACAATCATGTCCTCATTTGACCATTGGTCAATGAGGTCGTTAAGCATATCAAAAGCGTCTTGGGCTTCGTCTGCTGTTGGAGTTTCACCTGATGCTAATGCACCGATGTCTTTTAAAGCTCTTGATATGATGTCTATTGGCTTTGCCATAATAAATCCTAGATATTAGGTGTGAATACGTTAGCGAGCCAAGGAAAACCAATTGTTTTGGCTTTTTTAAGCTCTAATAATTGCTGATCTAAACAAGATTTTATACTAGAAATCTCACCTACGGTTGTTTCCTTATCAATCCAATCTATAATTGTTTGCTCTCTGACTTCTTCATAAGGTATTTTAATTTCATTGCCTTTAAAGTAATAGTTGCCTTCTGTTTCTACAGAATTTTCACCGTCAGTAGCAGTGACATGATAATAAGCATGAGTCACTAAACCTTCTTCTGCGGTCACTTCTACAAGTTTCCATTTATAGTTGTTCATCAATTACCTCTTTTTTTGGTGCATTAGGATTAGGTGTCCAATTTACATTAACTGCACTTGCTACACCATTTACATCTGTTGATGTATTAATAGCTGTGATAGCTGTAGCTGCTTCTGTTCTAATTGTAGCTCGCCATGTATTCCAATCAGGATTAATAGGTGTTGATGTTTCAACTGATTTGACTACCATCCAATCGCTAGGCAAAAGAATAGAGTAAGCAGTAGCGTTAATTTGTGATACCGCATTAGTTTTAACTTGAGCTAAATCTTTAGGCGTATTAGTGTAAGTTAATGTAGCTTTATCTAATGTTGATAATACCCAATAATATTGATCGTTGGCAGGTTGATTGGTAGCAATTACTTCTTCAAGTCCAATAGCTAGCTTTTCTTCAGGTGTTGAAAGATTAAGCCAATTATTAGGATATTGCACGTCACCTATGGTAAATGCTTGTCCTTCGTTAATGTATTGTCCATCTGTTATTGAATAAAACATAATTTTTCCTTTGTTATCTTGCTAAAGAGTTTTTGAATGGGTTACTTGCAAATGCAATGTATATATAAGTTCCGCCTGATGCGTTTTGTCCAGCTCCATTATCACGTTGTTTAAAACCATTGGAAAGAATGTCAAAGTTATATCCAGGTGTTTCAGCGTCTGCTAAATTAGCAAACAAACTATCAGTAGTATTGTTTGCTGGATCTCTTGATGTGTCAAAAATTTGCCAATTTCCTGTTGAATCTGATCGTTTATACATAACAAATTTAGGTTTAAATCCTGTATATACAAATGGCCCATCTGTAGAACCATTCCCTGTGTAAGAACCAAATTTACTAAACCCTGCTATTTCTGCCCAGCAATAAGAAACATAAGTTTGACCTGATTGATTAAAGTTTGAAGCTAGTCCAAGAGTAAAGACAGAAGATGTTGGACTTGTGTTATTCCAATATCCACTATTTGTAATAAAAGCACTTGATAAATCTAAAAATACTGCACCTGTATTTCCCAAACTTGCATAATAAACTCCCCAATCAGTTGGAGAAGTTGACCTTGATTTATTAATAATCATTTTAGGTGCAACACCTAGTCCATGCCCTACAGTAGCACCAGCAGTTCCATTCCCTGTATAAGTCACAATACTAAACCCAGCAGTTGTATTTACAGATACAGTAGATGTAATAGTTCCTGAAGTGTTAGATACAGTTGAACCAGCATTTGCTAACCATTGCCAGGCAACATAAGTGCCTGTATTGTAATTAGTAGAACCATTACCTGTTACATCTGTTCCAAGAGTAAATCCATTGCTATTAAATGAATTGACACCTGTTCCAGCACCTTGTGTAAATTCTTGATTGGTGCTTTGAGATTGCAAACTTTTTGTAGCGCCTCTAACTGAATCAAATAAACTATGACCATACGCTTGATTTCTAATTCTTAACCAAAGAAAATCAGGATAAAATCCTCCAGCATTAGTTACAGTTAAAGTTGCATTAGTTCCTGTATATAGAGTTGCATCCATATACTTATTACCTTGAACAATAGTGCCATCAGGTAGGTTATAGGCATTTAATCTTACATAGCCTGTAGGTGGTGTATAAGAAAATGGGCGTTGTCCAAAGTTTACTGCAACACTATCTGAACCATACGCTTCTGTATATGGAAATGCAGGATTAGGCAATCCTGTTGAAGCCATAACACCTTGTGATGAATTATTTACATAACAAGTAATAGAGCCAGCATCAGCGTCAAAAGCTATACCAACTATATCATTGGCAACATAAGTAACGCCATACGCACTAACTGTTCCATTAAGTGATTTGCGCCCATTTACAATATTATTGTTATATACCCATTTATTAGTCTGTCCTATACCAGCAGTTATTGCGCTAGAATTTGCAATTCCAAGGTCAATACCATTTGATACGGTATTTGCAGAAAGTATAGTAACTTCCCAATACCATTTTCCTGATGTCATTGCAAAACCTGTGCGGGATGCTCCCCAAGCAGAAGATCCGCCTGTTAATTTTAAATTTGCATCAGCAATAGTGGCTGTTCCAGGAATATCAAGTGGGTTTAAAGTAGCATAATTAGCCACAGTCGCACTTGTTAGCGTAGGCACATCTAACATAGCATCATAAGTTGCGCCAGCAGTTACTGATATGTTATTAGTATTCCAATAGTTTCCGTTACCTGAATTATCTTTACCAAGTCCTGTGTTAGAACCTGATGTAAGGGCTATGCTATTAAAGTTTAAGTAAAATCCGTTAGTGCCATATGAACCTGAGTATCTAGCTGGTTGCCATACACCTGTGGTTGAGTTTGTATTGCCAAATGATGATGGTGTTAGGGCTTGTCCGTCAATAAAGTTTACTTCAGTTAGGTAGCCATCAAGATAGTCACCTCCATTATCTCTGCCAATGGTGTGAATTTGATTGTTGTTAATAAAACTACTATAGTTTAATGACGGATATGTGGATGTGCTAAATGCAGTTATTTGATTGCCATTTACATACATTTTTACACGATTGCTTGATGTTGCTTGAGTAGAATCAAAAGCTACAACAATATGATACCAAGCACTAGGATCTCTAAATACTTGTGTTGTAATTAAATTAGCTTGAGTTGATGTTGTATAAGTTACCCATTGAAGTGAATCATCACTTCTAAAAGTAATATATTCAAATGTAGAAGTTCCGCCTAAAGTTCCAGAGCTAAACATTGCACCCCATGAGCCAATGTTACTTCTTTTTACCCATGCAGACCATGTCCATGTAGTTCTGTTAGTTGCACTTGCTGGTGTTCTTGATAGATAAGCGGTAGCACTAGCTCTAAATCTTAAAGAGTTAGTTAAGTTATACCCTGATGTTCCATTAGCTGATAAAACAGGAAACATTAAGCAACTCCCAATGAGCGACCTTGTTCGTATAGGTTTGTGCCGTCTGATCTAAATACAAAATAATCTTTTGCTGATGCAGCAGTTGAAAGCGTTGGTGCAACACCACCTGTCCATTTAAACACAGCGTTCCAAGTTAAAGTATTAGAACCTGCATTTTGAATAACTGCTAGTCCATAGAACCCACCATTAACCAAGTTAGTTGGTGCGCCCACAGTTCTATTTGTTGATACAAAGGTAAATGTTGCTACTTGGCCTAAAGATGTATCCCATGCAATAGTTGCTGCGTCTGTTAATGTTAAGTTAGGTGAATAGCCATAAGTTACTTTAATTGAGCTTGGTGCTGTTCCGCCAATTGCAGGAGGTGAAGCTAAATATGTGCTAAATCCTGTTCCTGATACTGTGCTAGATGCAGATAATGTTGTAAATGCGCCTGTGCTTGGCGTTGTAGCTCCTACAGAGCCATTTAAAGCACCAGCAAAACCTGTTGCAGTTAAAATGCCTGTGCTTGGATTAAATTGATATTTAGTAGAGCTTACATATTCAGTTGTTACGTTACCTGTAGTTACTGTAGTAAATAGTGGATAACGAGTAGAGTTAGTTGTTGTATCGTCTGTAATACTTACGCCTGAAGTAATTGTAGTCCATGTAGGTGCAGCACTTGAACCAGCAGAAGTTAATACTTGGCCACTTGTGCCAAATCCTGATGTTCCTGTAGTTGCAGCGCTTGTTCCTAAATTAGTTGATAGTCCAATAGCACCTGATGAATTAATAACGTGAGCTGATTGACCTGTTGTTCCCCATGTTAAATATAATTTATATCCGTTTCCTGATCCAACTGATACATCGCCATCGTGACCTGAAAAATAGATACCGTTATTAATAGCATAGAAGTCTGCAAAAGTGCCTGAAGCAGTAAATACAGATGAATTCATACCCATTTCACCGTAATACGTTGAGTCTGTGCCTAAATCATTAGATACTGCAAAATTAGTAGATGCTACAGCAGTCCCTGATTTGTTTTGTAATACAGCTTGCAAATAACTACCTGAAATAGTTGCACCTGAAGCAAACGATGTATTAGAAGCATTGAAACTTAATGTAGGTGTTGTGCTAGTAGTGCTACTCGCTGATAGATAAGTAAATGCACCTGTTGAAGCTGTTGTAGCACCAATAGATACCGCATTTAAAGCAGAAACTGTTGCACCTAAACTTACCGATGTTGCGCCAAAAGTAATAGATGAGTTAGTTAATGCACTGTTAGGGATTGCAGTTAATGTATTAGTTGCACCGCTAATTGATTTATTAGTTAATGTTTGTGTGCCTGACAATGTAGCTACTGTTGAATCAATAGCAATTGTAACCGCAGCTGATCCGTTATAGCTTGTGCCACTTAAACCTGATCCAATAGTAAGCGCATTAGGTGCAGCCGCAGTAATTGTAGCTGTTCCGCCTAAACTGATAGATGTTCCGTTAATAGTTACAGAACTGTTAGCTAATTGAGCGTTTGTAACTGTTCCGCTTAAATCTGTTGTAGGAATTGAAGCCGATGCAGTTAAAGCAGCTGTTCCGCTACCTTTTACATAACCTGTCAATGTCGTTGCGCCTGTGCCACCGTAAGCCACTCCAATGGTTGAAGCATTCCATGTGCCAGCTGTTAGCGTTCCTACGCCTGTGATGCCTGTATAAGAACCTGTGAGGTATGATGAACCAATTGTGCCACTTGTAATCTGTGAACCTGCAATAGCTATATTAGTATCGGCTAAAGCTGTTAATTGACCTTGTGCATTAACTGTGGCCGTTAAAGTCTTGCTTGCAGAACCTACTGAAGCAGCTGTAACGCCTGTGTTTGTAATAGAGAATTGTGTGCCTGTTAAAGTAAGGCCTGTGCCTGCGGTGTAGCTTGATGAAAATGATAAGTTATACCAATTCATCGCAGTTGTGCCTAAAGTGCCACCTGGTTGAGCCGTTGTATAGAACGCAGCAGTCGCTTGACCACCAGCTACTATATAGATAACTGCACCTACATATTGCGCCCAAGTTGTAGAACCTGTAGCGTAAGTCCATGCGCCTGTTTGAACAAAATAGATACCATTTTGTGCAGGATTTGTTTGATCTTTAACTAATACTGTATCGCCTGCAACAACTGAAACTGTATCAATAGTTTGTGGGCCTGAAAGCGTAATGTTTGTTGTTGTGGCGGCTTTTGCTGGAGCTTTCCATGAAATGCCTAATAATGCGTAATCTACATATTGTTTATTAGCAATATCAGTAGCCGCAGAAGGTGTTGTTGAAATCGTGCCTGTTGTAGTGGCTATGTTAGTAAATACACCTGTTGAGGGTGTAATAGCACCAATAGTCGTGCTATTAATCGTGCTGTTTGTAATATTTACACCTGATTGGTCAGGATTTGCTGATGCGTAAAATGGCTTGTTCTGCCCAATAAATGTTACAAAGTTATCTTGGGCATCAAAATATGCCTGAACAGGCAATAAGTTTTGAACGGCTGATTGAGCAGGACTAGTCATTATATTTCCTTAATTTATTGATTTTCAACAGCCGTTACATAAAGTGTAGTTGTATCTGAACCACCGCAAACTGCTGTGATTTGGAAAGGAGCTGTTGGAACTGCTAAAGTTATAGGGTATGTCATATTTGCTGGTAATACAAAATCACCTGGAGTGCCTGCTGTTGGGAATACAGAAACAGGAGCAGTAGCTAAATTAGAAACAGTAATAGCACAAGCTTTAGCGCCAGCATTTAAAAACGTAGCGAAATTAACTTGATCGTTAGTTGAATCGTCAATAGTTAGTGAAGTTGATGATGTAGCTGTAACAGCAATAGCATAGGTTTTCCCTGCTGCTTTTAAAACTGTGGTATTAGCCATGATTGTTTCCTTGAATTAGTTAAATTATAAACTTTAATAGAAAAAAAGCCATTAGAAATTTAATGGCTTAATCTCTTATATTACATCTATTAGCTTTGTTGCGTTAAGTCGTAGCCATAAACATATACATCAAATGTCGCTGCTGCACCTTGTGCAGTTGCAACGTTTACATATAAGTTTTGAGCTGTTTGAGCAGCTGTAGTAGCTACAGTTCTTTCTGACACAACTGTTGAAGCTGATAAACCTGATAAAGCTGCGTTAGCAACAATACCTGTTCCACCTGCTGATGCTGCAGTGAATAAACCTGCGGCAGCTGTAGTTAAACTAACTGAAGCGTTTGTAAAAACAACATTTTTTACAGAGTAAGATGTTGAGTTAATGATAGGTAACACTGTATCGCCTGTTGCATTAGCATTAACACCTTGATACACAGCTAACAAACGTAGCGCTTGGTTGGTTCCAACTAGCTGCGGATGTGCGCTTGAGGTGACTGCTGGGCCTGGATTTGCCATGATAAATTTTCCTTTTTTGTTTGATTAATATAGGGGACTTTTACATCCCCTAACCGTTACATTACTTATGCTGCTACTCGGCAAGCTAACTCTGGGTAGAGTGGAGCCCAACCATACAATACATCTAAACGAGTAGGGATACTATCGTTGTTGATTGTGTATTGACGAACAACACGCATTGATAAACCAATTTCTTTATCAGATGCACGACCAGCGAAGTGAACACCGTCAGGTAGCTCAAGATCAGCTACTGCTAATGTAAACGCATTTCTGTGCATGATAATATTTTGTGGTGAAACAACGCCTGTGTTGTTGAATGGAGTAACAACAGCAGTTGCAGAAGTTGCTAATACAGTTACGTTTTGGAATTGACCGCCTGTAATAACAGCAGGTGATACAACTACAGAAGTTGTGCCTGAAGTAGCAACAGTAACGTCAGCAGTAACAACAAAGTTACGAAGTTTGCCGTAAGATTGACGATTTTGTGGATTAGTTGCATAAACGTTTGCAATAGTAATCACGTCACCTTGTTTTAAACCTGCTGTAGCTGTAGTTGCTGTTAAAGCAATAGTTGAAGTTGAAGCCCAACCGCTTGTTAAGAAACCTGTTGCTGTTGTAGTAGCACAAGCTAATGTTGCAGTTGCATAAGAACCAAAAGTTTGTGAAACAACGTTTTGATCTAATTTCCAATTCATACCACCTGAATCACGACCCATTAAACCTTTAGTGTATTGAGCAGATATTTGAGCTGTAGGATTGAAAAGACCTTTTAAGTTGTCAACAATAGTTGCTGATGTAAATGGCTCAACGATACATGATCTACGGCCATCTCTTGGAGCGCCTTCAGAATCAAGATATGCTTGGCCTGATAAGTAAGTGATTAAACCTGTTGGAATTGTTCCTGCTGTGCCAACAATATTTGCTGTGTTGTTTTTAGCAGTTGTAAGACCATCACGATCAATCTTGTTCGCAATCGCTGCAACAGCTGGTTTAAGAACTCTGTCGCTAAACATATCTAAAGATAATGCTAGGTCTTGAGTTGTAAACTGTGTGTCAACGTGGAACTGTGTTGATAAAGTAACAGGAACTGAAGTTTCATTGAAATCTTCAACGTTTAATGCTGGGCCTGTTGTGCCGATAAAACGGCCAGGTCTGCGAACGTTTACTGTGTTACCGATTTTTGCACCTACAACAGCGAATTGGTCATCGTAGTTACGATCAACTTCTGAAGTAAATGTTAATTCATTTTCCAAAACCATCAACGCTTCGTTGGTGATCTTGCTAATGGTTAGTAAATTATTAGCCATGATATTTCCTTATTTTAAGAGTTTAATATCCTGCTACCTAATTTTTCCTGCTTTACGAGATTCACGCCATTGTTGATAAGTGCCATGGAATTCACCATCTGACCCTACTCCAACATCGGCAACTGCTGAACTCGTCTTTATAGGACTAATTGGTGCAGGTGCTTTGCTGCGTGCAATAGAAGGTTTTGTTTCAGCTTCAGTCTTGGCATCTTTAGGTGTTTCACTAGCCTCAAACTTTGCTTCCAACTTTCCAATTTCTCGAAGGGCGCTCACTGTTGATAGAGTATTTAGCTTTTCTGCTAGCTCGGGATTTTTTGCTAAATGATAAAGTATTCTAGGCCCTTGTTCGGACTCTAACATTGCATCTCTTATAGCATCGTTGACAGTTATGTCAGCTGCCGAGGCAATCATTTCATCATAATCAGGTAAATCCGCCTTAACAGTAGCTAATCGATCATTCCAAGATTTAATGACTTGTTGTCTTTCATCTTGAATCTTTCGTTCAGCTTCGGCTTTATCTCTATTCAAAAGGGCATTTTCTGCCGACCATTCAGCTAATGCTTCAGCGTATTCAAACGCATCATTAAACTGACTTGGCGAAGGCTTAACGTTTTCCTCTACAGGTTTTGGTTCAGCTCTTCCTTCTAGCTCTTTTATACGACTTTCTAAAGACTCACGAGCTTCACGTTCTTTAGCCGCTTCTTTGCGAGCTTCTTCACGTTGCTTTGTAAGCTCTGAAAATCTCTTTTCAAGCTTGGGGTTTTGTTTCTTCTCTTCTGTTGCTTTTGTTTCTATTTCTTCAGTTGGTTGTTCACTCTGATCGTTTGCTTCCTCTGTCGGCTCTGCGGATTTTTCTTCTACAGCCTCAACAGGTGCTTCTTCAGCTAAACCCAATCTGTTTGCATAAAACTCTTCTGCGTTAGCAGAAGTTACTACACTTCCTGCTTCTTTTTCTGACATGGATGACTCCAAGATTTTTACCCAATGATTCCATTGGTAGATTGTTGCTTTATATCATTAAATTGCTTTTAATACAATATTATTCCTCTTCATCATGCAGATGAGGCCAATATTTAGAATGAATTTCATGAGTAGTTTTATAATGTAAGTTAGCCATAGGATCATCGCTTTTATATCCGCCAGCTTTGTTTCTATATTCTAAAGCTTTTGATACAGCATTTTGTTCTCTTTTAGTTCCAAAATTTTGAGCTAACATTAAAGCATTTTCTGTATGGTAATTATTAGATTCATTTTCTTTGTATTTGTTTTTCATGTCATCTATGCTTAATTTAGGCTCTTCTTTTTTACCTGCTCTAGCATTCATAAAGTTTTTGTCATGTTCAGCTTTGTTAGCTGAAGTAACGGTAGTTATTTTTTTACCGTTAATATGAGTAATTAACTTGCCTACGTCTCTTTCGTCAGGTTGTTTGTTTTTTGATGCGCTTTTTACTTCACTAACGTGCTTTTCATGTCTTTCCCTTGCTTCAGGTGACATATCTGATGGTTTTTTCATTATATTGCCCTTTCTGTTGTTTCTTGATTAGCTAAATGTGCTTGTTGGTGATCCATATTAGCTAGTATAAGCGCTATTTGCGCTTTAAGTTGCTCAATTTGGATTTTAGTGTCGTTATCAGTGTCTGTATTACGCTTGCTAGTTTGTTCACGCAATTCACTATCGTGAGCTTTAGCTGTGACATCCATAAGTTTACGTTTAGTTTCTGCATCTTGTTTGACTCCTTCAATGTCTTGACGTTGTTGGATAACCATTTGAAGCTGTTGAATAGCTTGTTGTGATTGTTGGTTTTGCGCTTGAAGTTGTTGGAGTTGCATTTGAATTCTTGGTGGCACTTTAGACTTATCGTCAACTTTAGCTAATGGGTTGTTTACTGCTAATCGATCAGCAATTGTTTCTGCACCTGGGAAGTCCATGTTTCTTACCAATAAATCACCTGCTTGTTGAATTAAGCTAGGATCAGCTGCAAATAAAGCCATCATAGACTCAACTGCTTCTTGACGTTTAGAGTTGTAGCCTGGGCCTGTATCCATAACAACATCATACTCACCTACTGTGACATCATTAAGAATCTTGCTAATGCCTTCTTCGTCTTGGCCATATTGATTAATAGTTAGGATTTCAGGTTTGCCATCGTCACCAATAATTCTTAATACTCTTTCTCTATCATATATCTTTGGAACTAAATCAAGAATGATACGACCTGTTTGACGGATAGAACGAGTTAAGTTGTCATAGTAATGGAAGTTAGTCATATCAACTTGTTGTTGCTGACCTTGTAATGCTTTACCTGAAACATTGCCTTGTGGTAGTTGAGCTGGGTCAAATATACCTACAACTTGCATTAAGTCAGTAGTCATAGATTGAGCTGCGGCCATAATGCCAGCTGGAGGTGGTTCAGGTTGTAATCTTTGTGGTGGAGGCGCTGGTTGACCATCAATGTCTTTTTGCTTGTAACGCAAAACAGGCATAGATTTAATGTTAGCCATAGCCCATTCATTTTCGTGGCCTTCGTCTTGACCTTCAGCCAATAGCCATTTAGCTTTAGGTGCTAATGCAACTGATTCGGTAAGAGAAGTCTGCCAAAAGTTATACATTCTTTGTGGGTCTTTAGCCATGCGAACAATACCAAACTTCTTCTTTTTGTTCTCTACCACAGTTTCTTGACCAAACACAGGAACGATAGGGATATATTTACCTGCCCATTCGCCCTCTTCTAATACTTCCATAGCAGTTAGTTTGCATACTTTAATCTTCTTTTCAAACGAATCACGAGATTCAACAATAGTAATGCCTGCTGCGTCTAATATATCTTGTGAAGGTAAGTCGGTTGATTTAACGCTTGATCCATCAGATAGTAAATGAACCTTAATAGCTTTGCGTTCTGTGTAAAAGTATTCAGCAATTCTAATATCTTCCTTCATAACCCATTCAGGATTAGTGTCACCTGTGCCACGCATTGTGAAACCTTGTTCAGTTTCTGCATTTGGATACATCTTACGGAAGTTGTCTTTAGATACAACTGTAGTAATTAGGACTGTTTCTGCGTCTGATCCATCAGGCATAACAGAGTTAGGGTCAAAGTAAACTGTAAAAGGATTGTCAATAGCTCTAATATAGATTTCTTGATCGAATGAATCGTCACGAACATAATCTGTAGTAACACGCCAATAACCCCAACCCATTCTTACTGCAAAGTCACCTGCTTTGTCATAAGCTTGGTCTGCGTCTGATTGTGTTTCAACGTGGCGGCATATACCTTGTAGGATTTCTGCCATTCTTGCGTCTGATTCGTTATTCATGCCATGCACTTTAATGCGTGGTCTTTGTTGGCGCATCTGATTAGTGATTTGACGGCAATAAGCGTCAACTTTGTTTACTGTTAGACATGGGCGAGCTTCTAATACTCGACTGTTTTGAATTTCAACAGGCCATTGATCGCCTGCTGCAAACTTTAAATCTTCTAAAGCTTCTGATCTATTGTTTTGGTCTGCTTCGTTGGCAAACTGTAGGAATTTAATCGCATCTGCTATGCGTGGATCGTTGTCACTTTGTTGAATGCTATCTTCTGCCATGTTTTATCCCATCCAGCTTGCGCCAGGACTATAAGTTAATTTTTGAGCTTTACGTTCTTTTTTATCTTGGATCATTAAACCTATATAGCGAAATGCGTCAGCGCCATGAGAATATACATCATGGAGTGGATTTCGACTAAATTGACCTGTATCAGCGTCAACTTCATATCGGTAGTGACGCAAGCATTGTAACCCATCCTCGCAATTTTCTCTATCAAAATAGCAACTATTGAATATGGTTCGTGCTGCATTTATAGAATCAACAATAGGAACTCTAGGTAAAATGTTAGTTTTGTATCCTGCTGCTCTAACTATGTCATTAATAGACCTACCATTAGAAGCAATGTTCTTGCTCTCTGCATCGTGTGGTAAGTGTAAAGTATCGTATATATACCCAAACTTCTGCATTTCTGCTAAATAATGAGTGATAGTCTTTTGCGTGTCTTGCATATAATTAATTAATCTTGTTTCCATGCCTATAAACTGCACAAACCATATAGCTGTGTGATCTGCCCATCCTAAATCAAAGACCGCATGGACAGGTTTTGTGGCATCGTAAGGCACTTTTGTGATTCTTCCTGATAGCTCTGCCATATTCATCTCATTAGCGAATATAGCGCCATCAACGGTGAGTCGGCATAAGCCTTCCCATACATTATTATATGCTTGTAAATCTCTATTCTTGAGGGAATCTTTCTCAAGTCGGAGTGTTTCAGGAAACCAAGGATTATCATTCCAATTAACTCTTTGAACTACAGAGTGTTCAGGAGGACTTATAATAAATCTTTGATAAGTTTCATCTGATTCTAATTCAGGATTAAAGGTTAGCCATATTTCTGACTTTTCTTTACGGATAGTTGGAATTAACACATTCCAGCTAGTCTTTGATACGGTTTGCGCTTCTTCTACCCATGCTATGTCAATACCCTCAAACGATTTAACATTGGCTATGTTGTTCTTTAAGCCAACAAAGGCAAACTCTGTGCCGTTTAATCCTCTAATGGTTGCTTGAGTGACTTCATAAAAGCCTTCTAATCCCATTTCTATGATTTGATCTGATAGGAGCTTATGCACAGAATCCTTCATGGAAGTCATAAACTCTCTAGCGCATAATATACGAGTTGGAACTCTAGCGCCTTTAATTAATAATGCTCTTGCAACACCCCAAGACTTTGCACCGCCTCGACCTCCGTATAGGACTCGATAGCGTGATTCTTTTGGTTCAAATAGACATTGGAGCTTTGCAGGGAACTGAACTTTCCCTATGGCTTCATTTAATTGCTGGTCATTCACTAGGTTTTACAAACGTGACTTCAATCCCTGTTAATAATGGACTACCATCAGCACCACTAATCTCTTGGAATTGTATTGCTTTGCCATCCAAACGATCCACAACCTCTTTTAC